ACATATTAGAGTGCATCGCATAATCAACCACGTTTACTTTAGTTGGACATTTTAAAATTTCACGAACCCCATCTAATTTCACCGCATTTGCCGCTATAGTCCACCTACTCCAATTTTCATTGGGCAATAAATTCCATAAAAATGGCAAATCAGGATCATCATTCAAAAAAATAATTTCGCCTTTATGCTCTTTTATCATTTCAATGGTAATAGCCCAATCTTTTGCATAAAATTGCTGATTTGTACCACCAAACTCAAGCATCAATAAATTACAATGCTTATAGGTATTGTTTGTTTGTAAACCTTTTTGCTTAGTAGCATCAGTAAGCGGCGATAAACAAAAAATCTGATGGCCCTGCTCTTTCAAATGTTTGAAAACAGCAACTCTTTTTTCAACCCAAGCACCTCTTACACCGTTCTCTTGTGCGGTTAATCCTATTTTCCCAGCAACTCTGCGGTATCCTATTTTAATTTTGCTTTCTCTTTTCTTAAAAAATCAAGGATCATATATCCTACATATGCGTCTTTCTCTCGCCAAAATTTGATAATATCGGTTGCCTCATCGAAATGCGCAGGCTCAAACTCAATTTGTATAGCTTTACGAACACCATCTGCCATTTCGTTTAATTTATCTTCAAAATCTTCATCTAAAACAGAATAATCTACTTCGTTTTGATTAAATTCTGATGGATCGAAACCGAGAATATTTATATCAAATTCATTTTCAGCAAGATTATCGATTTCTAGTTTTAATACATCGAAATCCCATTCAGCATTTAACGCTAATTTATTGTCTGCAATTATTAGCGCTTTTTTTTGTATTTCTGTAAGATGTGTTAGCTCTATGACTGGAACTTTGTCCATATTCAATTTACGAGCCGCTTGTAGTCTTCCATGTCCTGCAATAATGCCTCTTTTCTTATCTATAAGAATAGGATTAGTCCATCCAAATTCTTGAATAGATGCGGCAATTTGAGCAATTTGCTCTTGTGAATGTGTACGACTGTTATTGATGTAAGGAATTAGTTCCTCAACCTTGATCTGCTGTATTTGCATCAGTTTTAATCTCTGGTTGTGGAACTTGCGCTTGTGCTTGAGTTACTAGCTTTTGGCGTAGTTCTTGCATAGCTTGTATTTTGTGCTCAATAGCTGAAATAATCAAGTTCATTTCGCTGATTTCGTGATCGAATTTAAACATTATTTCTTACCTTTCTTTGTTTTCTTTTCTGCTTCTCTTTTTTCAGCATAGGCGATTGCGACTGCTTGCTTGATATTTTTACCTGCTTTTACCTCAGCTTTAATGTTCTTTTTGAACGCTTCAGGTGATTTTGATTTAGTTAAAGGCATTGTTTACTCCTGTTCTTCAATAAAACATACGTCTTGCCATGACATGACGATGAGCTTTTCATCGCCGTCTTTAAAATCTTTAAATTTTAGGTATTCGTCTTTGTAGTCTTTAGCAAGAGTGCCAAAATAGACTTTATCGCCTACTTTTAAGCCTTCTTCTTCAGCTTCTTCGCCTACAGCAGTTACATAGCCTACTGTGTCAGCTTCTGCGCTTTGAACGTAAAGCATCGACTGAATACGTTTTTCAGGTCTGACAAATATCTTATCTCTTAGCGGTTTAATCATTTCGGTGGTCTTCCTCTTTTTCTAGGTGGTTCTTCTACTACTTTAAGCTCTAGTAATTGCCTACCTACCGAGGAAAAAACATCCTCCGAAGAGGATGAAATGACAACAGCAAACTCGCCACAGGTATCGTTTTCGTGATGATTCTGATACTGTGGGTATCTCCTACAAACTCCCATGCGCTCTTGCGCTAGAAAATGCTTGCATGAATTACAATAGTTTTTAGCCAAGTCAACTCTCCTTAGTTGTCTAGGTTAGAAGCCTTACTAGGTATGCTCACTTAGTAGGGCTTCGCTTTTACATTTTATCTTGTGCGTGATCTGCTCTGCTGTGCTCGTATGCAACGTGCTCTCTTGAGCCTGTGTTCATTTCGCCACAACGACCATCGATTTTGCCTGCGTGACTAGCTTCTCTCATGCCCATGCCGTCAGCTTTGCCCATGCCAACACCGCCTTTAAGAGCCATCTTACGCTCGCCTGATGTGTCAGAACTCAAAGCACCTTTAGGCACTTTTTCACCTGAAGCACCGCTTTTAAATCTTTCTGCGTCCATTTTTCCCATGATAAATTCCTTTGTTTCTTTGCAAAAAACACTACTTTTTGTAGCATTAACACTATATCACAAATTATCTTTGTCAAGTTCTATTTTTTCTAGACGCTTGATTTCTTCTTTAACCGCCTGAATTGCGGCAACAACATTTCTCCACTTTAACCCTGTGTCATCTAAAGCATCTAACGCTTGTTGTAATACTTCTTTACTCATCTGTTTTTCTCTTTAAGTGCTTCGTTGATGTGCATATAGAAAACCCAATTTAATGAATCGCCAGACTTGACGGCTTCTTCTTGTACGCCTCCCCACAACAATTTAACTTGCGTTGGCGTCAGTCCAACCCATGTGCGCTGTGGTGGGGTGGTGTAGAGTGGGACGGTGCACCCGTCTTGCCCTTTGTCCAACCGAACCATCATCATTCGATTACCTTTGCCTAGCATGGTGTCCCAAGTCCCATAAGCCACAGGCTCTTGCTCTGGCTCTTTGGGCAATAACTCAAACAACTCTGCAACTTGCTCGTTTGTATAAATACCAACGTTTGAATCAGGAAACTTAACCCATTGGCGGTCTGTGCCTGAGATGTGGATGACGCAGTATTCTTCTGTTTCAAGACATATCAATCGGTTACCACGTCGATATTTTTGCTCTGGCTGTGCCAAGGCTTCTTTGATGGCGGCTATAAGTTTTTCAATTAAATTAGAAGTTCTAGAATCTTCAATATGATTTTCCAACGCCTCCAGCGTCAGCTTTAATGCTTCGTCTTTAGTCATTGCAAGGGACTCCATTTAGTTTTAGGTTCATTTGCGTGTTTAAGGTAAAAGTTCATCAAGAATGAGAAAACTTGAACGTACGTCATTTTAATTCCGCAGTCAGCTTCTAGCCTTTTTTTGATGACATCCACGGAATCAGGCAAATATAGCGTGATTCTTTTCATATCAATTCCTCTTGCCATGGCTCTCCTATCATTTTCTTTATGTTAAACAGGCTTTTGTGCTCAGGATAGGTTTTTCTCCATAGCCTTGCATAAAAAGCAATAAATTCGTTGCTGATCTTGAAGTCCTCGCCTGTTGTTAAGACATAGACTTCCCATCTAATTCTGTTAATAATTAGCCAATGACTGATCTTTTTACGACCGCTGACTACAGCTTCCAAGCTAAACCGTTCAAAATACTTCCATATTACTGGGTTATTTTTGTGCCATTCGTCAAATAGCGCCTGCCTAACTTGAAATGACTGCATTATTTCCTCACTTCGTTTTTGTAAAACTCGATGGCCATCGTAGCAACAACCGCCGTCATTATTGAGCCTGCTAAAAATCCTGCTATAAATACTGTTAATTCAATCATTTCTTACTCCTTAAAAGGGGAAGTCATCGTCCATGTTGTCAAAATTTGCCGCAGGGCGCTTTGCCTGAGAATGAGGATTAGGAACGCCTCCATCGTCTCTAGGCTTAGGATCGCTCATGTAAGCCCATCCGTCCCAACTACCTTTCATTACAGGTATTGCATCTAATTTAATCATTGGGCCTTTATTCGTATCAATAATTGAACCGATTGTTAAATACTTGTGTTTTTGATTGCCGTCTTTGTCTGTATAACTGCTAACAATTGCTCTGATTTCTTTTAATGTCTTACTCATTTGATATTCCTTAAAATTTCTACTTTTTGATCGATTTCAGCTAAAAATGCTGTCACTTCTTCCTCAAGCATCTTGATATATTCATCATTACGCTCAACTCTTTGCACAAATATTTGTAAGTTTTCAGGCATTCGAGGATCAAAACTCACAAAATCGCACCATTTTCTGCCTGTGCAAGCCATTTGCCATTGCATTTGTGGCATATACTTACTAGGCACTTTCTGATTGAGCAGGGTCTCCATTTGTGTTTTGCTTTCAGGACACTTAATCTCAACAAGACCTTCCTCGCCTACAAAGCCGTCAGGCGATGCTCCTGACATCTCAATCGTAGGATGCGTAATAAAGCCTACCTCATCTACAAAAACATCTCTGTACAGCTCATAATGTTGCCTAGCTTGAGGTTCTGTAGCTGTGCCCCATTCCATTGCTGAGTTAGTGTAGAACTCTGCTTGCTTGCCTGTTAAGCGTTCTAATGTTAATTGTGTGCTGTAGTTCTCTCTAGAGGCGCTTACGCCTGTTTTTGTCTTTGCGATGACGTTTGCTATTGCTGACGCAGTAACTTTGCCTAGACGTTGATTAAACCATTCCTCTGTGCGTTGCTCAGTCATTTTCTTTTTCCATTTCTTGATAAACTAATAATTCATTAAGAACTAAACCTATAACATCAGCATCGCTGACTTCCATGTAATTAGCTACGCTTACTAGTGTTTCTGCAAGAACAACTAAAGTCTTGCCCATTTTTTGACCTATAAACAATTGCATAATTTCATCGTGCAATTGCTCAACTGTTTTTTGTTTTACTTTTTTAGTCATCGTGATCTTCCTCAATCTTTTCATAGTGACCACAAATAGCGCAATGCAAATGTGTGCGAGTTTCAATAATCTCTAGCTCTCCTAGAGGGCAAACTGGGCATGAAATATCATCCATTTAAAAGTCCTTTCAACTCATCTTTTACTTTAACAACCATGTCTTCCCATTGTTTTTCGCTGTGACACGCTTGAAATGCTATTTTGTAACTAGCAAATAATTGTTCTGTTGTTTCACATTCACGCATTTTGTCAACCAATAAACCCAATGAAATTGGATCAACGTGGCTTTTAATGGGTAATTGTTTAACCGCCGCATTACCATCGTCATCTTCAGGTGCTTGGCCAGTGGCGGCCATCAAGGATGCTCTACGAATATAAGTTAAGCACGACATAAAACCTTGTGGATCGTGTTTGTTAGCAGGAAAAAACAATCTTCCGCAATTCATTTGTTCACCAGATTCATGTGTAAATACTGTTTCAATCACAATACCTTCGTTGTGTTCATATGTATGTTGATTGAAAAAAATGCCGTTGTCGTTTAATGCGTCAATAACTGCTTCTACACAAGCAGATAAATCAGCATAGCGACCTCCTTTTCCACCTTTATGAAATGCAGGATTGATAGATTGTTTTAGAGCTGGACCAAACGCCTTCTGTGCTTTAACCAATGCTGTTGCTATTTCTTTCATACGTAATCCTTAGTAATTTCTTTAATTTCTTCAATTGTTGATTCAAGTTCTTGTCTTAAAAACTCAACTTCAGCACATAAGCGTTCGGCCTGTGATTTGTAATAACCACATTGAAATGCCAGGCTATCGTTAAGTTGATACTTTGACATTGCCTCTAAGCAAGCTGTTTCGATACGTTTAAATTCATTCATTTATGTTCTCCAGTAAAAAACATCTAACAACAACACTACAAAACCTACAATACTGACCAGGGTCATTGCAATTTCTAGTGTGTTAGGTTTGTGATAAAACTTGGTGATTGCGGCGCCGTTTTCCATTGTGTTTGGAAATGCTTCGTTTAATGTTCTGTGATACTTCATGGCTTTAAATCTCCTGTTGCGATTAAGGCTTGATTGATTATGTGTGGGGGGTGAGGTATGCCAACCTTGACCTCATCTAAGATCAAGTTGGCTTCTTGTTTAGTCATTTGCGTGTAGTACGCATTCTTTGCAATGACATTTTTCTATGTATTTAATGTCAGCTCTAAGTTCTTGCATAGAATCGTAACCTTTGACATGATTACCATCTTCATCGAATCTGTAACCGTATGGCAGATTTAAAATATAACTAATAATGTCATGGTACCCGTCAACATCAACATCACGTTTAACATTGAGTTTGTATTTCATTTGATTTCCTTAAAAGACCTCTTAGCGAATTGCTTAAGGCCTGTCTCTTATACACATCTCCGAGCCCACGAGACGCTACGCTATCTCG